AACCTATTGGGTGTGAATGTACTATTCCAATTATTTCTCCATTATCTTCACAATCTGCCCAATCATCAGGATCAATTATAAAATATTCATTTAAAGTTTCTGCAATATTTTTACAAGGCCAATATTTTTTTTCTCCTTTGATAATTGCTAATAGTCCACAAGACTCTTGTGGTAAACATTCAAAAGCATGTTTTTCAGCTTCAGTTTTCCAGGTCATGAGTTTACGAAAGTACCAACACCATCAAAATCTTTTCTTGTAATTTGTCTTTTAGGAACTCTTACGCCTTGCAAATCAAGAACAGATACACATTCAAACTGAACAAACTCTCTATTTTCAACTATTTTTCTATCTATAAAATATATTTCTTGAGGAAGTTCGTTTGCATCAGGAGTGCCAAAAGGATTTGTACCAGATGAAAAATTAATATTATCTAAACTACTTGCAAGAACTCTTCGCCTTATAAATTTTGCTCCTTGAAGATCATTTTTTGCTGTAACTTTATTTGTATCAATAATTAAAGCAGTTACAAATCCAAAAACATTTGAAACGGTTAATGTAGGTCTTGGTAGCGATCCAGTACCAGAATATTCAAAACCTTCAGCTTGTATAGGAAATTTATCATATTGATCGCCTTGCCAAATAATACTTGAATTTACTTGATTAGTGCCAGCATGAAATCTAAAAATTTTATTTTTTCCATGTAGTAAAAGATTTAATTCAATAACAAATAATTCAATAATTGCGCTTGGATTTATACTTTGTAATTCTGAAGTTGGTATAGCCATTATGGTTCAAAAACTTGTGTAAATTTTAAAAATATTTTTGCTCTATTTAAGTAAGGAACTGTTTTTCTTTTTCCAGTACAAATGAATTTTAAACTTGTAGATTCATCAGGCGGTGTAAAGTCAAAACTTGCTTGATCTAAATCTCTATCATTTATAAAATTTAGAATTGTTTCACCATCAGTTTTTGAAACATTAAAAACAAAATCATAAGTAGCTATAGATTGATTTTGTGGTAGTCCAAAAAGTGTACGGTGCTGATAACCATCACCAAGATTAACAACTACTGATTTTGTTTCAATAGTTTTATTAAAATTATATTCTGGTTGAAAATTTGGAAAAGTTGCCATTATCTAGCTAGTAAACCTCCGCTGCGTTTTTCTTTAATTAATTGCGCCTGTACAGCAGCACCAATTACTTGACCTAGTTGAGATGCAGTTTGTGTATTCCCTGTAACTTCACTTCCACTTGCATCTACATTAACTGTAATCATATTTGTTTGACCTCCTCCAATCTGATTATTAGGTGTTATAAACCCTTTTGAACCCATTGTCAAAATTTCCGGACCTTTTTCTCCTACAACATAACTTTTACCACCTGATACAGGACCACCGCTTGCTTTACCACCTCCAAAAATTCCGCCTAAAGCTTTTCCAACAAAATTTCCTATTCCTGAAACTGCTCTTTGTACAGCAAGTTCAATTAATTGTCTTTTAAGACTATTTAAAACATTAGACGCAGCTTGAGCTAATGATTGAGTTCCCATAACAGCATCAGTTAAATTTGAAACAATACCCTCTTCAATACTTGCTCCTATTTCCATAAATTTTTCAGCAAGTTTTTCTGCCGGAGTTATATTTTCTTTCATTTTTTCATTTAATATTTTTTGTAAATCTATTTGTTTTTCTATTTCTAAACTTTTAAATATTGCTTCTTTATTTACTATTTTGTCATTTTCTGCAACTTCCCTTATTGCATCAATAAATTCAAATTTTCTTTGTAAAATTCTTCTATCAAATTCATCTTCTGTATTTTTAAGCTTTATACGTCTCTGAATTTCTTTATTTAATTTTTGTTCTAATAATCTAGGATCTTTTTTATCTGTTATTGGTTTTGGTTTTGAAGCTGCAATAGCTAATCCACGACCAGCTCTAAATGATGTGTCTACACCAAAATCGCCTTCTTCATCTGATTTTTTAAATCCAGCTTCTTTTTCTAATAATTCAATTAATTGTTTTTGTTCTTTAATTTGTCTTTCTAATCCTCTTTTTGCATTTCCTCTTGCTTCAGTATTTTTTAAAAGAGCTAAAGTTTGTTTTTCAGTTGCTAATCGTTCTTCTAATTGTGTAGAGGTTCCTTCTTCTATTAATTTATTTAAACTTTTTCTTTCTTCTATTTCATCTTTTATTGCTCTCGTTAATCCTATTACTCCAACAGCTAAGCCAGCTAGTAAAGCAGTTAAAGGACCTCCAAGCGTTCCAGTAATACCAATTATTAAAGCTTTTAATGTTTTTAAAGTTCCTATAATTGATTTAATAAGCGGTTTTAAAATACTTATAGAAGTAATTAATGTTCCTGTAACAACTACAAAAGAAGTAATTTCAGGTGGAATAGCATTTACTACACTTATTAAAATTTGCAGTGCTTCTGTTCCTGCTTTTACTGCTGGCAATAAAGCTGAACCTACTGATACTTGTAAATTTTCAATTTCGTTTTGTAAGTTTTTAAATACTTGTGTTGGATCATTTTCTAAAATAGCTTTTAATGCCGGACCTCCTTCTCTACCAATACTTTTTAAAGCTCTTATAACAACATCACTAGTAAGTTTTCCCTGAGCTGCAAGTTCTTTTAAAGCACCAGTTGAAACACCAAGTTCTTCTGCAAGTGGTTTTAATATTAAAGGAACCTGTTCAGATACACTACGAAATTCATCACCAGCTAAACGGCCTGAACCTAGTGCCTGAGCTAATTGACGAAAAGCATTTGATGCTTCAATTGCTGATGCTCCTCCTAATTTTGCAGCAGTATTAAATCCAATAAATGTAGTTCTTATATCTTCCAGGCTTACTCCTAAAGGTAAAAGTCGAGCTGTAATATTAGTAACTCCATCTAATGCTTCAGCATTACTTATTCCAAATAATTTTTGTCCTTCCGTAGCTATAGCTTGAGCTTTACTAAAATCTCCCGTAGCTTCAGTAAGTAATTTTAAACGTAATTGAAGTTTTTGAAAATTAGCAGCTGTATTTATTGAACGTCTTCCAAATTCTAATAATCCAACAGCAGCAACAGCTTTTGCTAAACCATTAAATCTTGTACTTAAACCTTTATTTCTTTTATCTAAAACACGAAATGATCTATCTAATTTTGCACTTTGTGAATTAAGTTGCCTTAATTTACCACTTGCCTTATCAACAACATCTATAACTACACTTGCAAAAGCCATAAAAAGGGTTTTTTTATAGTTTACACTTAATTTTCCTATTTATCTAATCGTTCTTTTTCTCTTTCACTTTTTAATTCATAATAGGCAGCAAAATGCACAAACTCAGAATGAGTAAGTTCTGTTCTTAACCTACTAACGGTCATTTTAAGTTCTGTTGCTAGGAAAAACTCAAACTCAAGCCAAGTATCCCCTTTTAATCGTTTTTTGCTTCGCTTAACGGTATTCCATCTTCTGAAACATTAAATAAAAATAGTTCTAAATCATTTAAAACAGTTTCAGGCAATTCTCTTTGAAGTCTAATTGCATCACCAGTTCCAAAAGCTTTTTCACCATTTTCTTTTTCAGCCATATGAACTAACATTTGTGTTGAAACTTTTAAAGCATCATCACTATTAGCTAATGCCTGAACGCGGGTTCTATCAGACCTTGTTATAGGTTTAAAATATAAATCGCATAAAGGAGAACCATCAGGTTTTTTTAATGTGAATTTTCTCCGCTGATTTAAATCAAAAGCACCTACTAAAAGGTCGATAGTTCTTTTTTCAGACATAAATTATATTGAGAATGTAACGTCGCCGGAAACTTGAAAGTTTAAAGTTTGAGTTGTAAGTTCTCCTACAGTAGAAGATGCTCCTGCGCCTGTAACTATTCCGTTAAAAGCATATTTTTTAGCACCTGTTGTATCTAAAAATAAATTAAATGAAGCATCAGCTGGATCTTCGCTTGTATTTATATCAGCTAAAAGTTCGGCAGTAGCGTCACCAGAAGTAGCAGTATATTGAACTTCAATAGTTCCAGTAGCAGATTTTAAACCTCCACCAAAAGTTCTTGATGTTTGCCCGTGAGCTGTTGTTTCATAAACATCTTTAGTCATATCTAAAGTCCAGGCGGTAGTTCCTGCAACTGCACTTACAGAGCCAGATCCGTTGTCAAAAGCAACAGAACCTTCCTCTCCTCTTACTATGGCCATAGTTAAAATAAAGAATTTGTTTTTAGTTTATCCTTTTTTTTGTTTTTTTACTACTTTTTCTTGTTTTTGTCGAATTAAAGCAGACTCGCAACGTGAATCCCATAAATTAGGATTTCGCTTGCCTTTTACTTTTTCAATAATTTCAAGCATTTCATCTGTAATTTCAATCATAAAGTTTCGATAGTAGTAAATGGAATTGACATTACACTTTGAACATATCCTTCAGGAGCAGCAGTTTCGATAACTGTTGGACCAGTACTAGGTTCAAAAAAAATATCATTAATCCTTACTCTATTGTATAAATCCCTTATTCTTTTAGCTACTGTAAAATTGTTACCCATTCCAACTCCAATTTTTGTAAAAATATTTATTGTTATAACTCCTTCCTGACTATTAAAACTATTAGTTATTCCTCCTAAAGTTAAATATCCATTAGTAGTAAATTCAATTAAACACTGAATAAATCCAGTTCCAGCAACAGGTTGAAACGGTTGATTCCCAAATACAATTTCTAAAGGTGGTACATTTGAAAATTCAATAATTAATTTTTCTTCAATTTTTTCTCTAACTGTATTTAAATCTAAAGCTGCCATTAGTTTTTACTTTGAGCCTTTTTAACAATACTAGCAACAATCGCAACTTCCTTTAAAGGCCAACCAGCTGTTCTATTTGTATCTTTAGATCTAAAAGTTTTGCCCCATGAAGGAGGAGTATTAGTACCAAAGCAAACAGCTTCCGCATAAGGTAATGGGTTAATTAAACTATAAGTATTGCCTGTTTTTTCTTTTTGATAATTTAATTTTAAAGGAGGAATAATTGCACTCTTATTTTGAGAATATGGTCCGCCTTGTATAGGCGCTGATCTTTTATTTTCTGCTAATTGCCAATT